TGCCCCCTTAGCCTCGCCTGTTCCTTTTGCCGCCTCTGCCGTTCTTCGGGTAAACCGTTGCAACGCCATGTCCATCGTAGTGGTAGCAACGCCAGTGATGTCTGCCGCATACCGTAAAGCACTTAATGCCTCAGTAGTTGTGCCGATCTTAGATGCAGTCTTAGCTAATGAATCAGTTGCGCTTAGAGAAGATTTAACAAGCAAACCAAACCCTGCTAAACCTGCCGCACCAACTAAGGCGGTTCGCATTGAGAAAACAGCTCCAGTAATTTTCTTTAGACCAGAGGTAACAGAGCCAAATCCTTTCTTGGTTTTATCAAACGCCTTAATCGTAATGTTTACATTTTCAGCCATCGTTCTCGCTCATTATTTGAAAGTAGGCCAACCACTCATTGAAGTGATTGACAGGCATTTGCTCTGCTTCTTCTATCGTAATGTGAAGGCGATCAGCCAAAGACAATAGGTTCATCCTTGATTGATCGCTTCTTAGTTTTTTTCAGCCACCTCCGCAGATTCAATTTCAGCAAACATCTGATTGGCTATATCTGATATGACGCTTGTTTCTTCGCCCATCAAATCTAACCTATCTTCCGCAGACCCGAACAGCTTACTACCGCCCTCATCTTCTGCCTTCATGCAAATCAAATCTACCATTGCACCGATAGTTGTGTTGTTAAGAAAGTCGGGGTGCTTCTTCTGTAACTGGTCTAAGTCATAGCACGTAATGGTTCTACAATATAACTTAAATGCTCCAGATTCGTCACCCCATGCAGGAACTACAACTTCTCGCGCCTGTATCTTTCTTCTGCTTCGTAACTCTTTTGCTAATCCCATGGTTTAATCCCCTTTATACTTGTGCTTCGGTTACTGCTCCACTGCACTGAATGGTGAAACTTGCTTCAACCATTCCATCAAATGCTCCACTGATAGAACGAGAAGTTACAATGCCACCGCCTGAAAAGAAAGTCTCGCCTGAAGCAGGGCCAGTAGGATAGATTTCAAAATCTACAGAAGCACGTTCGTCAAGAATTAACTGCTGTGCATCAGCCTCATCCCAATAAACGTCGAGTGAAACTGTGTTGGTTTTTAAGCCTTGCTTGTAAGTTCTAGAAGTATCGCCCATTACTGAATCTTCAATGGTGTCTGCTGAACCGTCAAACGTGAAAGAACGTACCTCGCCTACCACGGCAACAGTCGTGCCTGAGACTTGTACTTTTACTACTCCAGATGCGCCTGTTTTAGTCGCCATGATATGTACCTTTTAAGTTAAGTTAAGTTGTGCCGCGAGTATACTGATATACTATACGGACTGTAATAATGACCCCACCAATGGGATCAATAGAACCTTCATCTATCTCAACATTGACTACCTGCGTATCTATGGCTTTACTGCCTCTAGTACGGTCAACATCAAGACCTTCTTCAATCGCTTCGATTATGTTGTTTCTTGCGCTGTCAATCGCAGAGCCTTTAACAAAACAAACCAAGTCATAATTAATTGTACCCATTCTCTGGGTTATCGATCCACCTATCGATGTATCTTCTCTGCTTTCATCAGCACTACGTACTAAGACGGCAGGGTATTGAGCGTTAGACAACTTCTCAAAGTCGAACGGCTCACGAGTAGCATATTTTACAGCAACAGGGCTTTTAATGCCTTTCAGCGTAGTAACAATATTTTCAGCTATCTCTTCTCTTACACTCATTTCAAATTCCTAAAAAAGACCTGCCCTAATTGCTTTTCGTCTTTGCGGCTAAACCCAAAAAACGGTCTGCTCTTGTTATTCATTGCCGCCTTCTTCGATTCTGCGGCTCTACTAAAAAATATAACAGCTTGCTTACTGTTAGCCTTTGTAGTCATACTGCCTAACATCTTACCTGTAAACTGTAGATCAGGTGTTGACCCTCTACCATTCTTACTTCTAAATGCCGCATAAGTGTTGCTATACTTCTTAAACCCACCGCCTTTGAATCCTTTTCCTTTGGCAGTCCTATTCTCAATAATACCTACGCCAGTTTGTGCTGTAATTGATAATGCTTTACGAACACTGCGTGATAATTCTTTTCCCTTCTTACCAATTCGCTTTGATACTTCCTTAGCATTTGTCTTAACGCTAAATTCCATTATCTGTCTAACCTTTGTCCTACAGGTTGCTTTTCATCTTCCTTAATAACGCCATCGCCATCTGCATCATAGTCAACGCCATCAGCCAATACAGCCTCTAACTCTTCACCGTATCGCGCCTTGTAGAAATCAATCATGCTCTGAAAGCGATCACCCTCTACCCAGTTGGTTAACTGCGGTAAAGCGTAACGCCATAATACTAGATAGGCACTTGCCATTGTAAACTGTGTTGAGGTAAGTTTGCTGTTGTCCATCTCACCTGCAATATTCTTTCGCGGCCACCATTTAATCCGTAACTCGCGCTGTATGTCCGACTGTGCTTTCGGGTGTTCCAATACAAAAGACTCGATACCTAGATCGAGAATGTCTGGAATTAATTTCAATAAATCTGCATCGCTTGAATATGCCATTACCATTTCACCTTGTCTGCCCAGTATGCCGCTGATGCGGTTTTGTCTTTACGACCTCTAGCTATGTCTTTGGCAAATCGTGCTTTAAATGATCGCCTCTTAGCTTTGTCTGCTTCTGATTCGTTCTTTCTAGGTGGCTTGTTATCTGCTCCCTTTTGACCGAACCTAATTAACTTTATCTTGTCGCCTTCTTTTGCCAGTACAGCATGGCTTTTCTTGTCATGCTTAGGGGTGCGCTTAGGCTTGTTGTAGCCTTCAAAAGTTTCACCGCGATAAGTTATAGCCATATATTCCTCGTAAGAAAGCCCCCTCCGAGGAAGGGGCAGTCAGTCTTACAATGCGGAGTCAGATAGAATCTCAACACCGAATGCATCATCAAGTTCAGCAACGCCATATACAGCAGTAGCGTTTAACTCGAATGCGCGTAGTGACTCATCACGCTGAGGCGCAATGTTGAAGTCACGCTTCATAGCGATCATCAATGCTTCTGGAGCAAATACAGCACCTTTAGCATCGTCGTTACCGTCGATAGCTACGTTAGCAGACTCATATACATTGATACCAGCGATAGTACCAACATAACCGTTACGCATTGCTTCGTTCTGCAAGTCGCCACCATTTGGGTTAGCAAAGGTGTTAGTTAGGTTAGCTTTCAACTGGTACGCTTGGAATGGGTGTACAACAGCATTGATAGTTCCAGTAACCTTGTTAGAACGTAGAGTAGCCGCGGCCTTAAATAGGTCAGCTACAGTGATCTCTGCTCCTGCACTTCCGATAGAGCCAGAGAAACCGTCAAACAAAGCGATAAGGTCTTTGTCAATCTTAGTAGCGATAGCGTTACCAAGAACAGTACCTAACTCAACAGCAGGGTTGCCGTCACCGTAAGTAGCCATGTCAGTCAATAGAACCTGTGCGCCTACCTCTCCTACAGTTACAGAAACTGAAGAAGTAGAAACAGTAGTGCTAGTCATGTCAGCGCCTTCGGTCAAGTTTGCCGCGGCAATGGCAGGGTACTTAGGAACCTGAATGGTCTTTCCTGCTTGGGCTTGGATGTTGTACTGAGTAACGAGACCCATCATTAGGGACTGCTCTTCAGCAGTGAAACGTGCTTGTGCGACGATATTTACAAAGAGATCGTCAAGAGTTGTTGAAGTTGTTGCGGCCATGATTGTATCCTCAAAAAATTAAATAGTGGTTTGGTGGTTACTTTTTCTTCATAGAGGCAAATGCTTCTTTGCCGCCATTACTCCAGTTAGCAACCATATCTGCCACAGATTGAGGCTTCTGTGTAGAGCCACCAGTGTTACCCATCGAGCCTGTGCCACCTTGTGACGCTTTGACCATGTGTGGGTTTACTGTTAAAAATTCTGATACCATTTCATTAACTGATAGCAGATCACCGCTGTCATTGTATCGCGGTACACCGTTACCGTCTAGCACCTCTACCGTTCCATCATCTGATAGTCTGGTCTGGTCTTTCAATAACTGTGATACTTGATTTGGATTGACAGCGTTATTATTAGAAGCCGCACCAAGAATCGCTCCATCTACGAGCGTCTGTTGCAACTTGCTTTTGTAACTCTGTATTTCCATATCTTTCTTTTCAACCGTTTTCTTCAGAATAGAATCAAACTCGCCACGCTCCTTCTGTCGTTCCAGTTCTGCGGCTTCACGCTTTGCCATCAGTTCCTTTGCGTCATCCAGATCAATGCCTTGTATCTTCTTATCGAACTTTCTTTGCTCTCTTGCTACGCGATCCGCAACAATTCGATCTAGTTCGTCCTGAGTAAAGGTCTTGGTTTCCTGAGTTTCTACTGCCGCTGTCTCAGTATCAGCTTCTGATGCCATGATTTCATCGCTCATGTTACGAACCTCTTATAGAGTATTGGTGAATTAACATTGTAGCATATAATTATTTCTTGGTTTTTTTCTTCTTTTTGGGTCGTCCTACCTTACTACCGTATGTACCTTTACCTTGTGGCATGATTGTCTCCTTAAAATACAGCCCTAAACCTATGGCGGCAGTTATAGCCACCACGCACAATAAATGGATTACCATCTATTTTACCAGTCCAACTACCTGACCAGATTTCTTCAATTTCTTCTTTAGTATATGTCTTGCCTACGTGCTTTCCACAAAATGCTCTAGTGACCTCATCATCTGGCCCTTGATACTTGAACTCTTTAGCACCTGACTCTAAGGCGATTCTAGTGTTTACAGCCGCGTCAAACTGCATTAAGGCATCATGTAACTGCTGACTAGCATAACGCCCTAGATCACTTCCTACAGTGGCTCTAATAGTCGCTACGCTTGCGGCAAATGGTGTTCCTGTTAAAGTGCTTTCGTAAACCTCTTTAGCAATGACATCTAGGTACTGCTGTCCTAAATCCTCAAAGCCTTTAAAAGTTAGGCTCTGTAACTGCTGAATAATACTAGCATCTAGGTTAGCAATGTCACCGTACTGCCCTAGCATGGCAATAGCCTTAGCCGCTACTTCGTTATACTGTCGAACTAAGCCATCAACTACCGTTAGGTATTCTTGCTCTATAGCCTCACGCAGAACAACCCTAGCCTGTACAGCCCACTCTAAGTCAAACAACTCTCCATCTCTTAGCGGTGCAGTAGCCATGATGTCAGCTATACGATTCTCTAGCTTAACTAATGCGCTTGCTAACTTTGCCTGATGTGTTTCAGCAAGCTTAATCAGTTCACGCAACTGATCAATATCTGCGGCCATTAGCTTCCTATCTCAAGTGCCTGTTCATTAAACTGACCTAATACTTGTGTACCAGATTCTATTTCAACGTGTGACTTTGCAAGTTCCTCATCATCTAGCAACAAATCGGCAATCTTCTTGTCTATCTCTTGTGACAATGTAACTGACTTAACGCCAGTAGAACGCAACTGCTGAAGGAACATTAGTTCTTTATCGTAATCACGTAGATCAAATGCATCTGGATAGAATATCTCTACATCAGGGGTAACGTCTTGCCAATCACAGAACAACAGCCATAACTGCTCTTCAGCTAACTCTAGTAGATCAGCCTTTTCTGCTAATTTCGCATTGAGCAGTTGGAATTCTGTTTGCATAGCCACGCCACTCATAGTCATAGCTTCTGTGCCACGTACAGCACCCATATGGCTCATACGGTTAATAGATTCGATCTTATCGTTTATCGATGCGCGTACAGCGTCTAGGTTCTGTCCACTAGGCTGTAGTTGGTAAGGCTTTAGGCTTGCATCCATGTCATCAGGTAGATTAATTACTGCCCCTGCTCCTGCACTAGCGTCTGTCTGAAATGACTTGACTAGTGTGGGGTGGTTGGATATTCGTATTAATTGCTCAATTTCTGAGAGTTCTTGGTAGATAGCGCGTTGCATATAGCTTGCATCTGCTATATCACTTAACCCTATACCTCTAGTGACGCTACGGTTAGCAGGTAGAAATACAGCAGGGATGCGCCCAAGTACGTTGTTATCAACCTCTATCTGCTTATCAAGGTCATTTACAGAATGCCATAACTCTACGCGGTCTTTGTACCAGACGCGGTAGTAAGTCTCTGTGGTCGTCTCATCTACACGTATAACAGACTCTCGAACCTTTAGGTAATCAAGCTCAAACCTACCGCTAGGGGTTCTAACGTAGTTCCAATCTAATACGTTCTCAGGGGTAAACATAGTTACATAAGGTCGGATGTCTTGGGCTAACTCTTCTGCCTTTGTACCTGCGTTAGATTTAGGCTTGTCCATCATTACCCAAACATGACCATAGACGCTTGCCCATATCTGGCACTCACGCATGAACGCGTTAAAGCTACGACCCTCAAGGTCACAGTCATCTAGGAACGGTTCTAAGGCGACATTGTTAGCCGCGCTGTTATATGCTCTGGTAGGCGGCACTCGCCATAGGAAGCTAGAATAAATATGCACGATGTTCTTTACGTGATTATCTAGGGGTGTCAGATCAAGTCTGCGGTCGTAGTCATCACTGGTTTCTGATATATAGCGCGTTAGATATGCGCCATTAAAGTAATCTTCTCCACCCAGATAAGAGCGAACATAGAACTCCCATCGGCTCTCGTATTTATCATAGTCAGGGTGTGTTGTATCTGCGTTCAATCTCATCAAGTCCACCTAGTAGGTTGTGGTGTGTTGTATTCTGTGCGAACAGGGAACAGGTATTCTACCAAGTAACCGAGGGCATCATTCATATGATCAAACCCATCCTTATTTGGTATGCTTGTACCTTCTTTGTATGTCTGCCTTTCCAAACTCTTAATAGTCTGCTTACACTTAGGGCTAACAAACAACTTACGTTCACCATTGCTACTTAGTAAACGGCTATTCACTGCATTTATTCTATCTCTAACCAGAGCATGGGACTTCTTGGCTTTCACCGCGAACCCTGCGTTCTGTAAGATCGACAAATCTGTACGACCACCTGCGCTTGTTTTGCGCTGTCTTGATGCGGGATCAGGATAAACAATTATATAACGGTTAGGGTAACGGTCTTTAATCTCCGTAACCATCTCGTCAGTATTAGACCCATACATGACAATCTCGTCAACGGCATACAGCATCTCGCCTCTACGTACACTGATTACGGCTGACATGGGATCTAAATTGAAATCCATACCAATATGCAAAGTACCTTCATCGCTACAATCAGCGACAGATAGTTCTCTACTAAACGCATAATATATCAAACCGCTGTAGGTAACAAACTCTGCACAGTATTCTTGATTAAAAGTACGCTCATCTAGGTCTATTTTAGCCGCTTCAACCTCTGATTCAGGAACATTACCGCCTTCGATTGTGGTGTATTGGAAGCTACTCCAATCGTTTTCTTTGTTTAAGCCAGATGCCCACAGATCATAAAAGTGGTTTCTGCCTTTAGGTGTCCCGATAAATAATGCTCTTGTTGGGTTGTCGTCGCTGTGCCTGTCAGATAGTGAGGGACGTATAACTTCATACCATGCCTCTGGCCGCATATCCGCAAACTCATCAAGGACAACAAAGTCTAATGCTCTACCTCTAAGGTTGTGAGGCTTCTCTGCACCTTTAAGGCTGATTGTTGAGCCATTAATTAGTTTTAAAGTTAGAGAAGTTTCATTAGTCTTGGCTATATAGTTTTGAGGAATTGTGTCAATCAGCATAGACCAAGCAATCTCTTTAGCGGCTCCATAGGTCGGTGCTACATACCAACAGTTTCTATTCTTGCCACCAATGGCCGCTTTGAGTAATTCACCTGTTGAAAGAAAGGTCTTGCCAAATCTGCGACCTGCCACACATACGCGAAAGCGAGAGTTAGAACAAAATATCTCACTTTGCGGCTTGGTTAATTGCATTGCTGTCTACGATAATATTGATAGGAGGGATTTCTTTTACTGGGTCAATGTACTCATCTCCCCACGATTCTCTGTCTCTTTTCTTGAGGTAAAAGATCATTGAAGTGGTGTCACCCCCAACAGCTTTATCAAACAGGGCGTTCGCAACTTCTTTTATTCCTTGACTTCTTCCCCTTTTTATAGCCTCAGCAAACTCAGGAAACTCGTTCTGTCTTTCGTAGATGGTCGTGTGACTTACACCAAGGCAATCGGCTATCTGTAAGATCGTAAGCCCTCTAGAAGCCATGTCCTTAGCTTTCTTGCAGGTTAGTTCGTCTGGTATCCATTTAGGTCTGCCCATTACTGCTCTGTTCCAAATACTTCTTCTGATAAAGGTTGTGGGATTATAGGTTCTGGTGGTGGTTCATTTAACTTGGCATCGACTTCTTCGCACCAGTTAATGATCTCAGCCCTGAATTGTTGCCTGTTGTACTCAGCATAGCCAAGAGTCTGAGTGATCTGATCTATCTTATCAAGCAAATCAAACCACTCTCGCTTGTAAACTTCATTGATTTTGGTTACTAATTGCAACTCCATACCTTGCTCCGTATGTAATTAGTTGCCGCAGTATACTATAAATTACTAAAAGTGTTAATTAAATTCATCTTTGGCTATAGCGCATAGGCTAATAACGCAAAAAACGATCATATATAGAATCATAAATGCCTCTCTGGTTGGTGGAGGCGCATTCTATACAGGTTAGCTTATGATCAATAATGCTATTTAATCATCTGCGTTATGCATTAAATTAATAGTCCGTCTCGACCACCAGTGGACTAATCTGGCTCAAAAGGCTAGGGGAAGCCTTGGTCTATTTGTTTCTTTCTTCCCATCGTTTTTGTGCATCTTGTACTATAAAGTATGATCCCCTCATCAAATATGCAAGAATAAAAATAGCTGTCACTGTTCCTAGAAAATCTATCATCTTATTGCCCTCTCTCATAACCTGCGAATGTTTCTACAGGTGTATTGTGAACTTCATCATATACCTCTTGAACTATGTCACGCAATGTTGGCTCAATGGCGAGGTAAATGTCGTCACGTAAAACCCCTGACAGTCTCTCTTCGTTAGAGCCGTTATACAGCAACTCCAGAAAGCCTCTACGGTCAATAACAGGGTAAGGTAATACATCATCCCACCATGACTCCATAACGTCTAAGAATATATAACAGAAGTGGTCTTTCCAATCGCAGTCCAGTTCTAAAATGTCACCATCCCAATCTTGTTTCATAGATAAGATGCTCTCAGCTATATTATTTTTAACAGTGCTAATAGACATTACAACGCCCCCAGTACGTACATTTGATAACCCATACCAACAACTACGGCAACGGATATGCCAGTTATAAAAGCCATAAACATATCTGCATCATGGTCTTCTTTCTGAGTTTTTTCGAATGCTTTTTGAGCCAAGTAACGTGCGGCTCTGTTTTGTGCGGCTATTCTTGAGTTTGATAATTTCATATTGATACCCTTTATTGATTGATTGAGATTACATTACATACTATTTAAACCTAAATGTAAACCCTTTTGTAAATTAATTTAATAATCCCCGATTCTAAACACTTCATCCTGTATTCTTTCATTTAGATCGCGTTGAAAAGCTATGACCTCATCTCGGTTAAACTTAGGGGATGCCCTCCAAGCCAACCGTTGCATTGCCCTGATACGCCTTACACCGTACACATCTTCCATGTAAATGCGATAAGCCTCCTGAATCTTTGTTGTTTTCATACCCCACTGGTTGCAAGCAGGACATTGCACATGGATGTTTTCTTCAAAAAGTTTAAACACTGTATGTCGTCTACTGTAGAAGTGACCGCCCTGCATATTTTTATAGTGATCTATCTTGCCGCAAGTCACACACTGGCAATAGCCGTTGTCATCTGATGCCTTTAATCTAACTAATCTTTGTAATAGTTTTGCGGCTTTTTCAACCTCTTGAGCGACTGTAGATTTCTTCCTCTTTGCCATTAATCTCTTCCTCAATTAAAAAGTCTACATAATGTTTTATCTTCCGCAATGATTCCACCCCACCCTTTTCGCGCCATCTGGTAATGTACTTGACGACATTGCCCTCACAGAAATTAAGGTCATTAGCCATAATATATTCGATGGGTTGTATTTTTTTATTGGCGTAATGATCACCGCCTATTTGCATATCTAGTGCTTTTGACATTCTTCTTCTCCTTTGACTGTAACTTCTTCTGGACAATGTAGATCGCACCTAGCACAAATACCGTAGCCACAGCCATCATCCCCAAGCCAGTACTCAAGAGACTGTCCGCAATCACAGAATAGTTTGTTAAGAGTAATTGTCCCTGAGTGTAGTTTGATAACATTACTCATCTTTGAGGCTCGGAACAACGGTTTTTCTAGAATGCTCTCCTGCTGTGCAATGATATGTTATTGCGTGAGCCGCCCTCCAACTGACATAGCCGCCTCTAGCCGCGTAAGCATCGCTACCTGCAATTGTCGGGTGACGCTCTACGATAGCACCCCCCTGCTCAGACATATCCTGCTCAGTATGATGATAATGCCCTGTATGAATATAGCAGTATTTAGAGTTGCCCCACATAGCCCTGTAACGTGGCTCTGAACTAAATAAGGTTGGCAGTGCTGAGTTTTTCTTTTTATGTCCATGATGAAAGCCCAACATGATTTCGCCATGCAAGTGAGCGTAGTATGGAAACTCAGTGTCATCTACCTCTAATCTAGGGTTATTCTTGTAGATAACCTTAGCGGCCTTTCTAAGCCACGCAGAACCAGATTCATCGTGGTTGCCTTCACATACTAGTAGCTTAACCTTCTTGTGCTTAGACAGCAGTATTTCAATACAATGCATGGTGATCGTAAGAGCCATTTCTATTAGCTTCCCATATCGCGTGTCTGCGTCAAGTACGTGTTTAGAAGCAGGAGTAACCGCTAGCAATCCATCCCAGTGTAAAAAATCACCCTGTAAGTTTAGTATTGCTGTTTCGCTGTTAGGTGAACCGTCTGCCATTCGGCTTATCGCGGACAATGCTTCATGCTCCGCTATAGACATATCCCAAGCATCGCCAGTTTCGGCTTGCCATGAATACATTCCTAAATGAAAGTCAGTTAGGGTATACAGCGTAAGGAGTTCTGAGTCATGTCCTTTAGACGTTTTAATCTTAGGGGCAGGTTTCCATTCAAATCCCTCAATAGCTTCTATGACTTCTGACAGGCTAATTGACTTGCCTTTTTCTTGTCTTACATACTGCCCTTGTAGATTACCCTCTCCATCATATCTGCTTGTAACAAACTTAGTGTTAAAGCCTTCCATAGTGCGATGGTCTACATCTCTATGGGGGGCTACGCCATTGGATGCGGCTATCTTTTCTAATCGAACTATCATTTTATCGACGGTTCGTCTGTCACACTTCAATTCTTTGGCGGCTTTGGTAGCGGAGCCATTTTTAATAACAGCATTGACTACTTCTTTTTGTCTTTCAGTTGTTGTAAATTCTATGAGCGTTCTGGGGTCAGCCTTAATCATTCAACTCTCCTGTTGGTTTTTCAGCTTTTGATACTCGGAATTCTCTGGAACTTCTAAGAATATTCCGTTGTCCCTCGCCCAACTATAACACTGATCCAAAAAATACACCATTTCGCCAACATCCAGATCACTTGTGTGCTTTACCTGATTCTCAATTACTGTCTTACCTATTTTAATATCCTCTGTCCCTAAAAACCTTTGCTTCATCATTAGCTTCATATTCTCAGGCGTAGCTGTTGGGACTTTCTTAATGAACTTTTCAGACATGGTTTTACACCACACATGGAACAGAGCGTTTTGGTTTAGGCTTCTTGGGTTCGTGTAAGGCTTTAAAGTTACGCAGAGAGGTTTTGCATAATCCCAATCATTGACTCGTTTAATTAGATGAGGCAACCGCTTCTCTACCTCTAGCAAGTTGCCTATCCTAATAAAATCTCCTTGGCTCATAATATCCTCAATTAATGCCGATATCTTGTTCAGCCATGTGGCAAAAAATTCCACATTGAACATCAATAGAATCATCCATTGGTTTAATTCTTTTTGGC